TCTTTCATGATTACGTTTTCTTTAATCATGTCACGAATAGATTGCTTTAAAACACTGGCATCATCTACTGGTCCAGCATCAGCGGCGGGGGGTGGCTCTGCAATCGCAAGCTGGGTCTTTAGGGCAATTTGTTCTGCATATAGATCATTGAGTTTTTTCTGAATGTTAGCCCTGCCCAGTTCAGCGCCTACATTTGACATTCCAGCCTGATTTCTATCAGAGGGATCAATCATAATGTCTGTGTTGCTGTTCTTATTAAGAAGTTCCAGACGTTTTTCTAGCCCTTCAATTTCAGCATTTGTTGCGGCTAATTGCTCCGTAATTGGTAGATCAATAATCCCAACAGCGGCAAGAAAGCTGCGTGTTGCCAAGACCGCTTCGTCAAAGACCTCAATCAATTTAATAGCAGCGGGAAGTAGGGTTGTACCAATCTCTGATGCCAAAAGAGCCATATCGCCTTTAAGGTCACGCAGCTTATTTGCAAAACTTCCAGATGTTCGGGCGGCATCGCCATGAGCATCTGTCGTCCCATTGGTAATCAAGTTTAGACGGGCTTGAACCTTTTCCGCATTTGTGATTTCGTCTGCTGTCTTATTAATGCCCATCCTTAGAAGTTCTTGCTTCAAAGTGGCTTCTGTAATTACAACACCAAAACGTCTAACTGTCTCATGGTTTCCGACCAAGGCGCTTTGAAAGGCCGCCATAACCTCAGTGTCATTTGCGTTGTTGAATGATGCAGTATCTGTAGCAAGTTTGGTAACCGCTACGGATAGCTTCGCTGCTTCACCACGCGCAAAACCCATAGGCACAAAGGTATCTTGAATAGATGCGGCCATCGCTTCAAGTTCGTAGCGGTTACGCCCAACTTCATCGCCAAAAGCACGCAACTGTTCACGAACATCATTGGCAAATCTACCAAATACAACAGATGACTTGCCTTGCATCTCCTCAACATCTGACGCAAGGCCAAGAACTGCAACTCCAGCTCTTGCAAGTTGTTGAACGACTACCGCACCCATTAATAACTTAAGGCCAGTACCAAGCCTACGGAATGCTCCAGATATACCTTGGGTCGATTTATCTACGTCACGCTGAACTTTTTCAAGTTTCGCTTTCAGGTCAGACATATCCGCTTCAATGCGGACTAAAAGGGTGTCAACAGTTGTAGCCATTAGTCTGGGTACCTTTCCATCAAGCTATCTAATTCATTGCGCGTAATTGGCGGCGGTGTGCCAGCACTATGAAACTCTGAGAACCCATTTATAGCAGCGTAAAATTCCTGTAGGCTCATATTCCAAAAATCGTCAGGTCGCATTTGCATTTTACCAAGTCCAATTTTTAAAAACTCATCCCACGGAAATTCATCTACAGCTATGCTACCGCCTCCGCTTCGTTTCCCTCATCTTGCCCACCACTTAGAGCAATGGACAATATTTCGCCGCAAGCCTTCATAGCTTCGGCAAGACCAGCGTTCCAAACAGCTTTCTGTACTTCCTTATACTGAATATCATTGCCACCACCACGAATGATGGGCAATAATATATTACAGATATCGCTTGTTGTAAGATCACCTTCAGTTAGCCGACCTAAAATCTTAACGATCCCAGCATTGCAAGACGCTTCAATCCGCGCCAAGCTGTCCATCGTTACCCGCGCTGTCCAACTCTGATTCCCCAGCACTATTGTCATTTCTCCGCGTTTTGGATTTGTCATTCTTGACCTTCCTAGCCTTAATATTAAGAATTTCGTTTCGGTTCGCTTCGTCATCTACTGATAACGCAGTATAGGTGACACCCTCAACAGTGAAAGTGTCACCCACCTTTAGTCCGCTTTCATAACGAACAGCAAAGTCTAGGTCGCGGCGATGGCCCAGAAATGTTTCGCCGTTTACGGTGATATTTACATTATTCCAAGCCATCGTTCATTTCCTCTTAGCTGAATGTTACTGTTCCAGCACTTTCCAGTGTTAGCGAATAGGTTACTTCGCCATTATATTCGCCAGCAAACTCTAGCGATGTTAGAGCAAATTCACCTTCGTATGTTCCGAAGTCTGCAACAACTACTTGGAAGTTGTGGTAATCAGATGCGTTCATCGCACCTTCTAATGTTGACAGTGATGCACCATCAGTAAGGACACCCGATCCAGAAATGGAAACAGAATAAACACCGCCACCAGCAAGAAGCTGACGGACCTGCGAACTGTCCTTTGTTGTTACGTCAATAGTTTCTTCGTTGTGGGTAATACCCGTTGAGCGCAAACCAGCTACAGTGGTGTACACATCAGACGCAGGGGCACTGCCAGGCGTTGCCCCAATTTTCAACAACATTGCGTTACCTTTATACGCCGCCATGTTTCGTTCTCCTTAGTTGTCAAACACAACGGCGCGAAATCTCATGATGCCGTGCCGCGTTATTCCATCGTTTTCCATCAGCGTGTTACTAAACTCTTGTCTAATATTCGCCAATGAGGCTCCTGCTACAGTTATAGCACTATCATGCAATAAATCATAGACAGATTGCATAATCTCTTTAATCTCACGTCTGCCGCGATACTGCGACCAAACGTGGATCGTTAATGTATAGTCTACTGCATCGACATCTTTCGTGCCATTATTTGCGGTCGTTTCTTCGCCAATCACAATATATGGGTATGCAGTCCCGTCAGGAACTTCATCGAAAACAGATACGCTTGCGCCACCTATTCCAACCGCAGACCCACTAAGCGTGTCATATATTGCCTTTTGCAAATTCCAAGAATGTAACGCCATCTATTTCCCCCTTGCCTTCATTCGGGCGAACAGTGTTCGAATTTTACCGCGTTGGCTCTCTAAGGCGGGTTGCAAGAATGGACGCGCTGCCATCTTACTTGTTCCAAATTCCAAGGCTTCCGAATAATCTGCGCGGCTCTCAACCGAACATCCCAGCTTATCGTTGTCAATCTGAAGATAAATATTGTTTGCCAAATAACCAGTATCGCTGTTCGGCGGATTTCCTGCCGTTGACGCGGTATGCTTACCGTATTGGCGACCAGAACTGCGATGCTCTTGAATGGACGATTTAGCTTCGTTCATTACCCATTGACCACCAATGGCAACGATATTTTCGATCTGCTTATTGTACTGCGCTAGGACTGCACGCTCACCAGATATGCGCTTTGTTTTCGCACGGATCATGTCGCAACCCCTTCAACACATTCAAGCGACAGGTATTTATCCCGCGTCCCAACATTGATTACACGCTTAATATTAAATATTCTTGTTCCTGTAGCGTCACCATTTCTATAGGTATATTTAATTCTGTTTTGAAATGCTAAATCACGTCTGAAACGCAATTTAATTACATGCGTAATTGGTTCTTCTAGCTTATCACCGAAAAATCGCTCACCACCAGATTGGGGTATTATTTCACCATATACTGTAGCAAAGGTCGTCCAACTGACTACTGCCGCCGAACCGCCGCCATCGGTTGTGGTGCTTTTACTTTGAAGTTGCAGCTTATGCCGCATTTTCCCGATAGCCATTGATTACCTCAATCCAAACCGCATTACCCTGTAAGGGTTCAACAAGGTACGCAAAATGGCTGGCGGCGTTGGGGCAGGGAAACGTTCGAAATCGCCACGGTGCTCATATAAGAATGTCATGTACTGCAAGATAGCGACCCGAATGTCTTCGGGCACATCATTCGGTGAAGTCCCATAGCCAGCCGTGAAGTTGACCTCAATGCCATTAGCGTTACGCAGATTACTTGGATACGATGCCCCGTCACGCAGGACGATTTTAGCCACGTCTGACACCGTATCAACATAATAGTTTTCAACGGGCCATTCTGTAGCCACATCTGTATCGCTATAGTAATTGATGCTGGAAACCGAAATAACTGGTGAAATCGGGATGGCAATCTGACGCAATTTTACTTCGATGTAAGGCCCATCTTTAAATCCTTCCCATAAAGGGTCGTCATATCCGATCAAGCCATTTAGGTAATACTGCATTGAACGGCTGATAAAGGCGCGTCCAGTGTAATTCTCTGCCCAGATACGGGCCGCCGTGATATATGCACGAACTTGAGCGTCGTCCAAATCTTCGTCTAATCTTAGATGGTCACGCGCTTCAAGTCGGCTGATAGGCTCAATGCTTGGCCCTGTAACTACTTTTAACCCAGACAATGGCCTATCTCCTTAAAATATCAGTTTGCTTTTTTCGTTTTGCTTGCTGACTTTTTCTTAGTTTCTGTTGGCGCAGCATTGCCGCCAATTTCGTTCGCGACGCCTTGAATTACCATACCAGCGAACACACGTTTTTGCCAGTCTTCTGTGGCTTCATATTCCTTGCCAGCCTCATATTTCATCGTCGCTGCACCATCTGGGCGCGTAATGGCACTGGCTGTCTTAATCATCATAATTTTCATTGGGTTCTCCCTTAAAGGTTAGGGGGCCGTTAAGCCCCCTTTCCGTTATTAAGATGCTGCGTTTTGCAGAACGCGCATTGCTTCTGCAAGAACAACTTCGCCACCTACGCGGCGACGTGCGATATAACGTACGTTGCCAGAAGATGCTTGGGTATAGGCATCACGCAGAACAGACAAGGAAACGCGGTCAACGATCATGTAGCCACGGCGGAAGTCGCCGAATACTACTGGCTTCGCAGATGCCGCGATGTCTGCCATGTCAGGGGCTTCAACATATGTGTGGCCCAAGATTGTGTTTGGCAAACCAGCTTGACCAGAGAAACCAGTTTGAAAGATGTACTGACCAGCAGTGTCTTTCAATTTACGGAT